CAGCGAAGAACTTATAATTCCCATGTGTCCTTTATGGGGGCTGAACAGGGCATTATCAAAATCTAAAACAACATTATTGGGAGCAATAGATGCCCCGACCGTCAGAGTGGGAGAAAACGATTTCATGATTTTAACATTCACACTACTATTTTTGATAGATTTTTCAGAAGAATCTATTTTATTCAGAAAAACAGATTCTCTAAAATATTGATCGAAATTTCCTAAATTAGAAGAATCAAAATCTAAAATAACCTGCTGTACAGCCGCCGCCACTTGATCGGAAGAACGAACAGTATCTCTTTTGTCATATGTTACTGTGCAGTCCAACAAAAGCTCCAAATAATCTGGATCTACAAATTTAGGAATAATAGAAACCATGTTTCTCTTCTTTAAAATATCATTCTTAATTTTTTCCTTTTCCACCGAAGTAAAAAAATATCCAGTTTTTGGTTTTATTGCAATAAACACAGTTCCATATTCGGGCGGAACATTTTCTTCTCCAGGCCAAACTCGAACTGAATCTACAATATTATAATCATTAATTAATCGGGCCCGATAATCATCAGTTGTCACCAATCGTTTTTGTAATGAATATTGCCTTGGTGCCTGTGTACGAATGCTTGCAGTTTCTTCTCTTTCGGCACCACCAGAAGAATAATTATATCCAGAAGATTTAGTTACTGTTGCAACATACGAAGAGTCTCCATAATACTCACCGGGAACAAAAGTTTTCGCCCCGTTGCCCTCTGCCCCCAACAATGAAATATTATAACTTGCCATTACGTCATCGTCGGTATCTGGCTTTACTCCAAGAACACCGTCTCCAAAATAAATTTCATATAATCCATTTCTTCCTTCTTGCAGAAAATAAATTTTACTTGTAGCGGTAACTTCCGTTATATCCCCTGCCCTTTGATATACATCTCCTCCCAGTGAAACAATAAGAGTCTCAATGTCAACATTTTCATTTGGAATAGGAAAAACCTGGGTATTAGTTCCATCTGCCGAAAAAATTGTTGATGTTGAAACGCCCTCGCGTATTGTGACATCAGAAACAGTATAAACACCAACAGAAGATTGCGTTGCAATATATGCTGCATCAGCCAAAAACGTATATGAACTTGTTCCCATCTGTGTTATAAATTTTGCTCCTTTTGGAATAAGTATGTTTGTTGGGACGGCTTCGCCCGTAGTAATGGATATGTCCACGTTGACAACAGAACCTTTTCTTGAAGCTGGAGTATATCCCAATTGCTTTGCCAAAGAAACTACAGAAGATCGCAAAGTTGCGCTATCAATAAACATTTCACTTGCAACCATATTTGTATAAAATCCATTATAGTGAGTATTGTACGCAAGTATATCAAGCAAAATATTCATTGAAGATCCATCAAAATCATAATCTTTAAAGGTATCTTGCCCTTGTAAATACGTCTTCAATGCAGTTTTGATTGAATCGAAATCTAATTCTGTAATTTTTAATTTATTAGTAGCCGTCGTATATGACATTTATCGTGTTCTTTCTAAAAGAAATGTTGTTTGGCGCTCGACTTCTTCATTTATAATAAAAAACTTCATAGATATTAAATAACCATTCTCTTCTTCTTTTGCATCAACATTTAATTCTGTTAAACTAACTCTTGGTTCAAAATTATTTATGGTATCAAAAATACATTGCTTTATTCTTAACGTCGTTGCAACGTCCATTGGTTCAAATAATTGTTTTCGTAGATTAGAACCAATTTCTGGATGAAAAGGTCTTTCGTAATGATTCGTCAACAGTAAATTAACGACAGCCTGGATGATTGCGTTTTCATCTTTTTTTAATCCAACTTGTTGGGTATTTGGATGAGCAATAAAATTTAAATCTAAATCTGCCCATGATTTTGCTACTGGCACAATACAGTTCTCCTTCTATGTATTTATAAGATCAACTTTGATCGTCCACCCGAATACTTGCACCGCCGCGACCATCCACAATATCCCTTTGAAGTTCGTCAACATTCACCGCCGTTGCAGAGGAATCGGCAAATGTCATAAGACCACCGCAAGAAAGATCCAAGCCCAGTCCTGCAACAACGGACACAAATCCTTCACCGCTAACTTCAGTGTCTCCTCCGGCAGCGACTGTTGCATTTTTTCCAGCCGTGACTGTTACATTATCCGTTGCATTAACTATTGCATCTTTTAGTGCAGTTACCGTAGCAGTTTTATTTGTCTTTACATTAATATTTTCTTCACAATAGAAATCTGCCTGACCTACCACATGAACCGCACAAACCCCCTGAACCTTTACTCCCTTGTCCCCTATTGTGACCGAAAAATCATCCTTGACCACCTTTGTAACTTTTGTTCCATCTGGATGAATCTCATAGAATGTTCCTGTGCGATGGGTTTCCTTAATTCTTTCGGCGCCGGGAGTATCATCAACTTCTTTCAAATGACCACTATCTGATTCTTCTACGGTATTGAATGGATACTTGGCAGCAAATGGATTTTCTGGTTCGGGTATTGTTCCATTGCTTGCCTTTGTTACGGATGCCAAAGCGCCAGAATGTGTCTCGGTGATCGTATCTGCCATAATTCCGCGAGCAAGTCTTGGTACATTAATTTCGTTTGTCTGTAGCGGACCATAGTCTGTAATATTTTCATGTGAAGAAGACACGGCATCCATTGTGACTTTAGTTTTCTGAGGCTGATTGGCAATAGGCTCCCCTGCCCCCACACGATCATCAATAAATCCCAGATCGCCTTCTCTTTCCGCACTAGATCCCAGTTCGATAGGGACATAAGGATCAACCGACTCATCAAAATTAACAGGTAATCCCGGCGAATCAAATCCTGTATTAATGGTCCCAATCATCACAAGGTCTTGTCCACTAATGCCGTCACGACTAAAACCAAAAACCCTGGTCCCAGGCTTCAATGCAACAATTTTTCCATGTGGATTATTTAAGGGCATTACTGGATATGCCCAAGGAAGGTCTTCAGACGATACCTTGATTTTTAACGGAGAGTTGTGTGCAAAAAGCCTGACCTTACACCGCCCGAGCCCGAGCGGATCTATATTTTCTTCTACTGCGCCTTCCCACCAATAAAAGGCACCATCAAATCCCATTCCCTGTTTACTCATTGTCGTTTTATACCTTTGCCGGAAGAGCTTCTGTATATGAGTCTTTTACCAATTCCATTATCGTTTCATATGTTTCATCTTCTGCCGTAAGAACGTGTTTTATCCTTGAAATTAAATATCGTCCAGAATAAAATGGATCGAGTGATGTTGGATTTTCATCAGTAACGGGTTCTATTGAAGGTAGCCTGACAGACACAATCTCTCCGACTCGTCGTTGACTATCACCGGGAACAACAATACGAAGTTTAATATTGTTCATTTGTTGAAATTGAGAATTGTGTTGAAGCAAAGTTTCTTCTATATTGTTCGTAATATCAGTTTCACCAAATGCATTAAAATGTTTCGGACCATAGAAAACAAAGCTATCGTTTCGTAAATTTAGATTCTGGTCATTTGTCAACATTGAACTTCCCTGTCCATCAGGAAGGCTTACCGGATTAACGTGTTTGTGGTCTTTATATTTCTCTCTATAGTCCCATGTGTGCATATTATATTGCCGCTTCACTAAGTCATTTGTAATCAAGGTCGAAGCATACATTCCCCTTTTAATATTTTGCATGGTGTTTGGGGTCGATAAGAAAGCATAATCCATAATAATAATATGATTTTTTAATGATCCACGGCCCTCGGGCATATCGTGAGTATAAGTAATAACTGGATCGTTTTTACTAGGATCAATTAAACTCTCCAGCGAACTAAAAGAAAATATTCCATCAGAGCGTTGATAAAATACATAACCTGCGCCCAAATAATCTTCAGACTTTGATCTTTTTGCTAACCATGAAATTGCATTAATTGGATTGCGGTTTGAAATTATTGCATTTGATAATGTTTTTGTTGGTTCTGCATATATTTTTTTCCCAGAAATTACACTTAGCGGAGCATACATTTCTATTACCATATCCGAATATTTCATATTTTTAAACACTTTATTTATTTTAATTTGATCCGATGTTAATTTTTCCGCCGAACAAAACTTTAAAGAAAGAGCCTGTCGTGTTGGGCCCAATTTCAAAGGAGGAGATATGTGATATATTCTTCCTATAAAACTTATGCCTTCTTTTTGTGGCGTATTAAATTCAAACTCAATTATTTCATTTCCGTGCAAATTAAACTCTTTCAACAATCCAACCGCATCAACAATCACAACCTCGCCTAATAATACATTTGCATTTTTACCCAACCCCAAACTTTCTTCAAAGTTAATTGTAAACCAGGGCTGTTTCACCAAATCTTTAGATTGTTTTCCATTGGAAGACACAATATTAAAATTCGTGACATTATATTTGTTTGGGGATGGACTTGTATTAGTGTCTTCTGATGCCATATATTTCTACTTATTGTTGCCAAAAATTAAATGTTCATATTCGCTTACGAAATCACTAAGAAGATTTCTTCTAAGTAAAATTATACTTCGTTTTTCTTCATTTATTGATACTTCCTTATCATACAGAGTAACTGTTTTTGTTGATTGGGGGGTTGTCCAAGATGTTGCAGCACCCTTATTTCCATATGAAAAATCAAAGGTGTCGGGGACAATCAATCCTGACTGCAACACAATATCATTTTTGGTATATCCCCAACCAGAAACCGTTGCTTTTAATTCAACAGTTTCTCGATGAGATTCTGTTGTCAATGCGTGCGAAACTGAACCATACTTATTCAAAATATATTTGTTAAATGTCTTTTCGTCTAATGGCCAATCCCATTGAGGATCTTTGACCTTATTCATCAATAAAACAATCCAATGATATTTTGTTCCTCCATAATATTTGTATGCAATGATTTCTGGAGATTCTTTATCTTGTACAGTATAATTATACCATATTGTTGCATCCTGCAATGCAAAAAGAGATACTCGAACCCGTTTAAATATATCAGTAACAATCTTATATTCTTTGGTTCCCGAAGAATCTGAAAAAGTTTCATAAGGAAACGTCGGTACTGTTCTAAAAAACTCTCCGTGACCTCTTGGCATATGCTAATATCCTTTTTCGATTTCTTCTTTTGTAATAATTTCCAACTCAGAAAAATTGAGTGTCATCTCAGTCATGAGTGGCTGTCCATCATAAAAAGTATGAGTATCACCAACCGCAGCATAATTTACAGAAATTTCAGTCAATGCACAATCTCCAATTTTATGTGTAATGTCAGAATTCCAATATTCAATCTGGAAAATTTGTGGGTATTTCCAATATCGACCAGCCTCATCTCCCAAAGATTCCGGCGCAGAATGATACTTAAACGTCTTTATAATTTCATTGATGGCTCGCGCCTCGTCTATACTTTTCGGAGACATTTTGAAAGTATACGAAAAAGTTCTTGGATTAACATTTTCAAAAAAGAATTCTACATGAGGATTTACTGCAATAGCTCCGCCTGCGCCTCCCGTAATGCCCGCGCCCTTTCCTGACTTTAAATTTAACTGATTAATTGCATCACTTCCAACCAATCCTCCCAGAACTTTTCCTCCAGCTTCAGATAAATATGATTTATAATTATTTTGCAAATCCTCCCAGACCTTTCCACTATTCAAAAATGCATTTCCTGCAAATTCAACTTCCTTATTGCTCCATTCTGTTTTATATGAATCTGTAAGTTCATTAGGAAGAAATAATAGAATATCACCAACACTTTCTCTCGTTCCTCCGGTTGATTGATTTAATATTTGAGCCAGACCGCCAAGACTTCCTGGAAAATCACCAAGTCCAGATAATGCATCTTTTACAATTGGAAGTTTATCTGTTACTGCATTTGCTATTCCTGCAACACCACCAAGCACACCATTTACTGCCCCGCTTGCCAATCCAGTAATATTATCAATTGCACCAGAAGCGGCTGATGTAAGAGAATTCAATTCATCACCCAGTCCCAACGAAGTTATTGCCGAACCTGCAAGAGTCCCAACATCTCCCAACCCAGAAGTTAATCCGCCAATAAGAGTCCCCAAAGGATTTCCTTCTGTATCACTTTGCGCCGATGTTCTGCTGACTGAAGATCCTTTAAATTTTGCCCCATTGACTTCGATTATATTAAACCGAATAAAATGACTTTGTTCGGGCCCAGTAATATCAAGGGGGAATCTAAGACTGTTTGATCCAAATTTATCTTGTCCGCCAGAAAGAGCCTTTAGTGGGCCCGAAACAACAGACCCGGCAACATCAGAAATGGTAGACGTTATTGCTTTTATTACTGACATAAAATACATTCCTTATTAAACAATTCATACTTATTTAGTCAACCTATATACACATATATGGCATATAAAGGTAAATGGAAACCAACAAACCCGAAAAAGTATGAAGGAAATCCTTCCAAGATTACTTATCGTTCTCTATGGGAACGAAAGGCCTTTAAATGGTGTGACGAAAACCCCGATATTTTGTCGTGGAGCAGCGAAGAAGTTGTAATTCCTTATATTTTGAAAACAGATGGGCGGCGGCA